AACGAGATACTTGATACATAACCCTATCTCTCCATGCGTTAGTAAATTTAGGTACTTTTTCAGGGGCTACTAATTTAGCAATTCCATAAGCATCCATAGGAGATTGAGATGCTGGTGTTCCTGTTAACATCCATAACCTTGTAGTAGGAGTTAGTATTTTATTTATTATTTTCCATCTAGCCGTGCTTGTAGACTTATATGCATTAGCTTCATCTATCACTACTAAATCAAATTTAGCGTCTTTAATTTCTTTTTTTATAATACCTACCCCATCATAATTTATAATCACAAAGTCATAGTCTCCTTCAATAATAGATTTTCTTTTGTGAGCAGGTCCATGACATATAGCAGAAGTACGATGCATACATGTATTAAATATATCGTTTTGCCATGCTGATTGCATAATTGATAGAGGACATATAACTAAAACTTTTTTAATAAACCCAAGATTCATAAGGTAATCAGCTGACCACAACACAGATGAAGTTTTACCTGTACCAGCTTCATTAAAACAAAAAGCTTTAGGGTTAAGAGAAAGAAACTCAGAAGTTATTCGTTGATGGTTAAAAGGTTTATAAAGACCAGGCCAATCGTAGTCTCTAATTATAGGAGAGGGTAAAGGGTTTTTAAATTTAACAAATTGATTCAGGGTAGTCATTTCCTCAATACCCCAATTTATTAATACATCTACTAATTTATGTTCATTAAAGTCTTTTATAATTTTAGACTTATCTATATGTGCAGTAATGTTTAACCCTACTTGTTTTGATACGGTTACTTTAACTGCTTTATTGTCTATTAATTCCATGTCCCTCTCTCATATCGTTGGAAATATAGTATATAATACTTAACAAATATATGTCAAGTCTTTTTAGTTCTTTTTTTTCTTTCTTTTGTACTTGTTTCTGAAACAAGCTTCTTAGATGAGTTTCTTTTGAATGAACGGTTTTTAGATTTAGATTGAATAGTTACACCGTGTTTGTTTTTACCACCTTTAGATAGAGCTTTTCTGTGCGACACATCTTTACCTTCTCGCTTGTCTGCCTTACCGTTTTTGTTTGCATCTTTACCTGTCTTATCTATTTTACGACGAGCACGTTGTCTTTCCATACGACGTTCGTGTTCAGACTTACGAGCTTTTTGTTGCTTGTATTCTTTTTTATAAGGTCTAGGTTTATTTTTGTAGGGCATTTCTTGCTACCTTTTTACACCATTTAATAAAATCAGCTACACTTAAATCATGTCTAAATGAGTTTACAGCTCTGCAAACTAGCTGAACGTTCTCCTTATTATACTCTCCTCCCGCAATTATTCTATCTATACTTGCGTTAGTTTTTACATTTAACCCTCTTACTTTTTTACAAGTTAGCCTTGTTCCTGACAACGCACACTTACCTTTTTGTTTGTATAAAATTTTAACTAACTCTTCAGCAGTAAGGTCGCCTTTTTTCTTTGATAACAAATGTTTAAAATACAAATTCCAATTACCTGATAGTCTTATATATTTTTTATTTGCTTTATTAATTTTTCCACACTGAGCTGAACAACATAAGTATTTAGGATGATGAGTTATAAACTCTTTACTACATACTATGCAGTTAACTTTATACATATTTATTTTTTAGGTTTATTCCAAGTAGCTTCATATTCTGTTGAAAGTTTAGTTTTAGGTATTTTTTTAGCATATATCATTTTTTTAGTAGTATTTTGTCGTGTTGATTTATTCATTAATCCTTTATGAGATTTTGTATTACCAAACGTCTCACCTAAATAATGCCAATTATCTGCTTTATATAAAGTACCTTTTCTATAATCAGTTTCTACTACAAAAGTTTCAAACCCATGAGGTTCTACGTTGTATCTTTTTTTCCAATCTTTAGCACACCTTTTTCTCCATAGTGATAATACTTGAGTAGCTAAATTAGGTATGTGTTTTTCTAATCTAAATACAGTATTATTTATAATCGAAGGAAGTCCTTTTCTTTTGTTTTCTTTAGTCAATCCAAAAAAATTATCCCTAGCTTTAACCGCCCATACTGAACTTGCTCCACTTATTATGCCTACTATTTCATTATCTACACTTACTTTATAATGCATTTGTTGACCATGAGTACCTTTATTTGCAACATAATGTCTATTTCTAATATCTTGGTATATAGCATCAGTCCTTTTACATTTAATTAATTCTATTTCCATCGTCTAGGTTTCCAATGCTCACAACTTTCAACAGAACACCACCCACATAGAGGAGTAGGGTTAGCTTGCCATGTATTATTATCATAAGACATTTCTAATCTTTTTAAAGTTTGATTAAACATAGCCCATGACTTGTCCATATCTTTTCTAAAATAAGTTTCTTCTATAATACTATTATGCATTATAAAAAAGAGAGCTCCTTTTACTTTTTGTACATCAGGAAATAAAGTAAATACCATCAAAGACATAAGACGTAATTGTTTAGGGTCAGGATATTTTTTGCTACCTGTTTTGTAATCTACTACAAATGCATGAGTTCCATCTACAATTAATAAATCAGCTATGCCTCTTACCCATCGAGTATCGCTGTCAAAATCGCATGGTTCTTTGTTGTAAGTAAGAGCCATCTTGTGTTCAGGATATTTATCTCCTTTAATTTTAATTAGAGGGTCTACAAATGGTTTAAATCGTTGGTAATTTTTAGCTAACTCTTTTCCCTCTTTCACATAGAGCTCTAACGCCTCATGTACTTCCTTACCATATATCATGGCTTCATTTTCTTTTACAGTATAGTTTTTAAGAACTCGTATTTCATGGTATTGTTTTGGGCAGTTTTGATACTGTTTGAGTGATGAGTAACTCCACGTAAAATCAGCCACTATCTTCCTTGCCCACGATACTTTTTAAAAGAAGCTCGGAAGCTTTTATTCATAGAGCTGGTTTTAGGGACTCTTCCCCCTTGGCTCGTTCGTTTATGTATAGGTTCTCTTACTCGTTCTGTTTGTTTTAACCTAGCCATTACAATTCCTTTTTAATTTACACACAGCATGGGTGTCACGATACCTTATTGTACCGTTCTTCATATCTATATTTTTAATTATTGTATCTTTTGGTAAATAAATATATTCCCGAAGCATACATTTTGAAGCTTTTGCATCGGGTCTATGTAGTGTCATCCACAATTGAGCAACATCACAATTAGAAAAGTTACCCTGATACTCCCATTTATCTATCGTAGGGCTAGTACTAATAACTAATACAAATGCAAATTCAATCATGATTTTATTTCTCCCACCACCTATGAAATAATAATTCTTTTAGTAACATCTTATAATTTAATTTATCTTTGCGTTCTTCAAAATCTACACTTAATAAATAACGAGTGTCTTTAAAATTATATACTGTGTGAGCAACTTGAGTATTAAATAAATAATAAGTCTGAGGTTCATACTTTAACTCAATAAATTTGTTTGATATAGTGTTGATAGTGTTGTAATCTCTAGCAAACATACAATGGCTTTTGTCCCAGTTATTTAATAATAAATTTAAACCGACCCCTCGGTCAGTATCTACATGCCAATCATAATAAGTGTTTTCTTCTAACTTAATAATACCTAAAGTAAATGGGTGCATTGTATATAAATCTTTTAACCAAGGGTCAACTACCCAATCGTCTTGTACTGCTAAAGCTTTAAAATTATAATAGTTTTTCCATGAATCTTTAGGAGCTGTTTTTGCCCTGATATACATAACTTCAGCTGATACTGAAGTTTCAGGTATTTTATAATAAAGGTCAACAGTCCCCATAATTGTTAGCATAACCTCCTTCACAAGTTATAGGTAAATCTTTACCCCATGTTGGAGGTATAGACATTTTCTCCATTATAAAATCTAAAGCTTCTTGTTTTTCTTTTTCTGGAGCTACACATACAATCGCATCATGCACAGTTAGGATAGGTTTGTAACGCTTATTAATTTCTATCATTTGTTCACCTATAACTATTCTAGCTAACGCTTGTACAACATTCTCAACTACTGAACCACCCCAAATAGTAATTTTTCCTCTTCTTGACTTATAAACGAACTCACTGCGAGCCCCTGACACGTCTTTCTCAAGCTCGGGGTACCTCAGGTATAGGCTATTTGGTAGTTGAATTCCCTCTTTAGTTACTTTTAAAACTTTATGTTTACCTAAATAATATGGCTCTTTCCCCTCTTGCCATGAAGCCATATCAGCAATTGCTCGGTCACTTTCGCTCCACAAACTTATTACTTCGTGGTTTAAATCTCTATACACTTTAACTAAATTTTGACATTCCATATCAGGTAACTTAGCCCCTGGTGGCTGTGTTTCTAATGTATGTTGCAGTTTTTTCCACCCTGTACCATATCCTAATCCTAATATACAAGTCTTACCAACAAACCTTTCTACCTTGTAACTCTTATCTATTTTTTTGTTATATACTTTTGATGCAAAGTTAGAGTATACATCTTCTCCATTTCTAAATTGCTCAACTACATCTTCTTGACCAGCGAGCCATACTAATATACGAGCTTCAATTTGTGATGAGTCTACATTAATTATTATATGGTCATCAGGTGGAAGTATTCCATTTTTTAAAGCCTTCTTTTTTACATCTCTGCTAGGTAAGTTCTGAAAGTTTATTTTGTCTTGACCTGACCACCTACCTGTATGAGCACCATAATATTTTAAAGGTACGGGGAGAAGGCCCTTGTTCCGTGCACCAATATCTAGAAATCTTCTAATTCGTGTTTCTTCCATAGTAGATTTTGTACCAAGCCTTACTGCACATAGCTCTTGAACAAAGCTATCTTCATGCTCGCACAATGCTATAAATCCTAAATCATTTTTAGCTAATGCATAAGTTTGTTTGCCTGTTACAGGAGATTCTTTTAATGGTACTTCTACTCCTAACTCTTCTAATAAATCAGCAAACTGATTGTTGCTTGCTAATTTTTTTCTAACTTCTTCAACAGTTTCACACTTAAGTTTTTTCATAAGTCCTTCTAATAATTCTTTTTTCTCCTTCTCTACTTCTTCAAGTCGTGTGATTAATAGTCCATCATCTACAGATAACGTAGGTACGGTATACATGCGGGTTGTAATATCTATCAGTTGGAACTCTTCTAACGGAAATGAATCATTAAGCGCAGCGAAGAGTTTTGTTGTTAAATTAACGTCGTTCTTACAGTACTCTCCATATTGATGAAGCTCATGGGTTTGAAAATCTTCTAAACGTTTACCTTTCGCATCGAGAACTTCTGTTCCTTTTGCCCCCAGATTATAACGTTCAGCTAATACTTTTAATGAACCTCCAGCATTTGTACCATGAATAGCACGAGCCATAGATAAAGTATCTATATAAACTTTTGGAACTATTCCAAATATCCAAGAAAGGATTGCGCCGTCGAAGTGTACGTTGTGACACAACAGTCCTGATTCTTCCCAATCAAAAGTATTTAGTACTTCTTGTAATTCTTCGTGAGAACCTGTATGCCAAGTAGTTGAACCTGTGTTTACTTTTATAGCAAAACCTATAACTTGAAACTGAGGGTGTTTAATATACTCCTCAGTAGTAAGGGCTTTTAATCCATACCCTGTGTCATAGAATGTTTCAAAATCAAGTGTTATTATTTGTTTTATTTTTCCTCTCCTTTTGGTTTCTACATAATCCTTTTAAATCTCTTGTGTGCGTACACCACCATTTTTCATAGAAAAACTTTGCTGGACTTCCACACACATGACACACTCTTTTAGTTTTATTATAGTTTGTTGGCATAAAGAGTATGCTCGTCTCGGCATTCAGCTGAACACCATCGTCTTTTATCTTTTACAGGTTTACTACACCATATACATTTACCTGTATTGTTTTCTTCAATAGATATGTCTACACTTTTTAAAGTAGCGTCTAATTGCTTTTGCACTTCATCGTTAGCCACGTCTATTTCGTCAGCCATTAATATAATCCTCTACCCCATGGAGTAGATTTTGACCTTTGTTTATTTGTCATCTTAGGTGGTAGTTTTAACAACCCTTCTTTTTCCCATTTTTCTAATATTGAAACTGCACAACCAGCGTACTGAGCTACTCGTGCTCTCGGTGCTTCAGGTTTTTTAATCATATAATCTTTTGCTCTTTGTAACATCGTTTCTTTTTCTTTTGTTGAGTATGGCACTTTCTAATCCTTTCAATTTAAACACGCGAGAATTTGCTACTAGGTAGCTTAGATAACTGGTTTCAGTCTTCACAATTCCCACCAATACAATGTTTACCATTTAGTATTTCATCGGCTATGTCATCTGTCATTTGTTGTCGTTCTGCATTATTAATTTCTTGTTCAACCTGCTTAACTGAATCTGTCCGTAAGAATATTTCTAACTCACTTATGATTGATTCAATATCTTCTACTCGTTCATCACCTATTGAATGTTGGTTTAATAAATCAACGTAGTGAGTAAGGTAACGCTTTAGTCTACTAAATAATTCATCACTCATTATATTTATCCTCCTTTAAAAATTCTTCTAACTTCTGTGCATACCACCGAAGTTTCCCAGCGTCATCAATTTCATCTTGGCTAGAACCTTTCAATCCTATGCGAGTATTATATTTAAAAATTGTACCTTTAAGATACCCTTTGTATTCTTGGTCTGTTAGTTTAGCACGGATAATTTTAATTGTCTCTATGCCTTTTTTATAATGTGAGGGGTTGTCTACTATATCTTTGTTAGACACTAAAATCCTTTATTGTAAATGGTGTAACAACGACTCTAGCATGTCCACATTGAGTTCGTCAATTACTATTGAAAATCCTTTTGCTGATTTTATATCAGATAGATGTTTGAGTTGAAGTGCAGTAGGTTTACCTCCATTGGCTTTGCACTCAATACCAATGAATAATCCTTTATAACAAGCAATGATGTCAGGCACACCACTTGCACCATAGCCACCTGTTGAGGGCATACAATGATATGCACCTAGCTTGTCTAATATGTTTTTTACTTTTACTTTAACTTTCTTTTCAGGTGTCATTAAATAATTCAGTAATAAATTAGCAACCACACTAAATAAAAAAAAGGGGAACAGTAGCCCCCTTTTTCAGTTGTTCTAATGAGTAGAACTATTCTACATCATCTTCTTTCTCTTGTGCAACCCCTACTACAAATAATGTTGCTCGTTCACAATCCTCATCTAAATTAAAATTAGAACATACTGCATTCCAATCAGATTCAAAGTCAGCTTTTCTAATAATAATCATACCCCCATATTTGTTAGGTTTCCAACTATTGTCTGCTAACGCTTTCTCTTGTTTCTTGGTTAGTTCAAATGTATTAGTCATGTGTACCTCCCGCGTCTAATTTTATATCAGATGTAAAACTTACAGATGACGTAGGAATGAGTTCGCCGCCATCTTTTACATGTTTCATTACATCATTACACAAGTCATCAATAGCAAAAGTACTCAAGTCAATATTGCTTGAGTCAACAACAACATCTTCTCCTCTATCTTCATTTAGAACAATTCTAAACTTAAGTTCACTTGTATCCACGTAAATGTAATCTATGTCTTTAGGTTTCAGTTTCATCTTTATCCTCCCTTTCTCTAAGCCATTGTTCGTCATGCATAGAATCTACATCAGGTTCAACTTCCTCTTTTGGTTCAGGTGGATTAATCCAATCCTCATCTCGCCTTTCGTTATCATATTTCATCTTTATTCTCCTGTGATTGTTTAACCTCTTCTACTTCTGCCACTAAATCTTTATCAGTATAATTTTCATACCCCTTAAAACCACCCACTAACAAATCACTTACCATTTCTGTTAATGAATCATTCCTACCCCATGTCGTCCCCAATTGGACTTCCACTAAAAATTCAATCATCTCTTCTTTAGTCATCTTCACTCTCCTTAAATCTATTTGATTCATTTGTTTTATGATTATACTCAGACACTTCTGTTTGAGTATCATCTCCGTATTCAGTCCATTTAGTAATTAAATGTCCTCCATCGTCTTCACTAAGTTCAATGGCATTGTTGACTCCAATCTCTTCAACTTCTTCTCTAGTCAACAACTCATTACTCTTAATTTTTACAACTCTTACATCTACCGATTGCTCGGTATAATAATAGATATACTTCATTTCTTTTTCTCCTTATGGTTTAAATCAATACAAAATACAGGTGGTTCTACTTTTACGAACACGTCACTGTTCGGACTTATAGACTCTAGTAGAAACCCTTTCTTTACATGGCAGTGATACACTTTCTCGGGTTGAAATATAGTGAAATACATCAACGCGATTACCATACTAATTGTCACACCAACTAAAAAACTTGCGACTAGCTTAATCATATCAATACCTCCCTCGTTAAGAATCCAAGTGCAAAGCCAATGACTATGCCTATC